TCACTTCCACTTCACCCCCTTCTCCTTCAGTTCAGTCACAAACTCCTCATACTCTACGTCACTCATCGTCCCCTTCAACTTCTCCACCAGCTCCTTCCTCTTATCTTTCTTTACCCGGCTCACAGCCTTCACAACCTCGGATGCTCCATCCATCTTCACCCGGTTTTCCATAAGTTTCCTCTCATCTTTCCCTAATCCCGCCTCTTGGTACACCCTCAAACGGCTTGTGTAATCCAATCCTCTCACGCGCTCAAACAACACCCTCCTTTCTTCCCGCTTCTCCTCCTTCTCCTTCTTTTCATCCGCTCTTGTCGCCCTGATCAACTTCTGTTGCTCTTTAGCCTTAGCCATCTCATCATCCCACAAATGCCCCCATGTTCCGGCCATACTCTTCGTCTCTTTCACAATGCGCCCCATCACTTGCACCGCAGCTCCAATCTCCGGCTTTCCTGCCGCCGCAAACAATCCCATACCATTCAACCCTCTTCCCAACTGATTCATTACCTTTCCATACTCCTCTTCCTCACCATTATACATCCTCACTACACCTTCTCCTCCCCTCCATAACGTCTCGGCATGATCGACCATTGAGGTTCCAAACTTCATGTACTTTTCTCCATTAAATTTTGAATATATGAACTCTATCACCTCAGCCACTCCAAAAATACCAGACAACGCCCCCATCGCTCCACTAACCACAAACCCTTTCCACCTATCCCACAAATCCAACTCCTCCTCATCGTCATCCTGCCCCATCACCCACTTAAGAAACTCCACAATCGCCTGATTCATGATTCCGTACACTACCCACGCCTGACCAAACCGCCACGCAGCCTCTCCCATGCCAATCTCTCCCCTCTTCCACTTCGCAATCGCCATATAACTCAATGCTATCTGCTTACGCGGATCAGAGCGAAACATCATAAACATACGCCCCAGCGCGTTCGCATGAATCTCCCAGGGGCTCTTCTGCTCTGTCTCAATAGGTTGCGCCGTTCTCCGCACCGCCTTATCCAACGCGGCTAACGCCCTCTGCTCCACAACCTCATCACTCAATCCCTCTTTCATGGCTTTCTTCTTGGCCGCCATATACGCAATACCCCCGGAAAACGTCGTAAATGCCGCATCAGTCAATCCTATCGGCAACAACCCGGCTTCCACGGCATCTCCCAGCATACTCACCTTCATCCGGTTCGCCGTCAAAGCCTGCCTCATTTCAGGACTCATGCCCTGCATCATTCTCTGTTGAATCGTCGGGCTCTTCCAAATTTCCGCCAACTGTCCCGGATTAGCCAATGCCCCAATAAACCCTTTCATGGCATCTGAGGGGGACATATCCGCCATGCTGGAAAACATGGCCGGGAGCTGCTTCAGACATGTTTTCAGGTTATAACTCAAAGCCCCTTGCGCCATCGCCCCCAACACCCGGCTCACTACTTGCTGAGCTTGTCCGGCTCCGCCCGAATCCTGCGACCCGTCATATTCTAAATCCTTCACCCACTTAGTCAAATGTGTCCTTGCCTGCGCTCCATGCACCGCATCAATCTTGTTCCCCAGCTCCCCATTCAGCAACACCGCCTTCATATCCCTCATAATCTCCGCAAAACTCGCCCAGTGATCCATCTGCATACTGTGCGCCCAATACGCATTCACGCAGCTCACCACACGCGGCAGCGCATAATGCTTCCGTCGCATCTTGATGCTCCCCACACTCATCCATCCGCTCCCTCTGGACTCCATCGGATCGACGGCTTCAGCGGCATTGTCCACTACGAAAAACCCCGGCGCATAATTCTGCACTCGCGGCATATCGCAGCCAAACAACCTCCTGTACACCTCATTATACTCCTTATACCCCCGTTCATACTCCTCCCCTAAATACTCCGCCACCCGCAACGCCCGCACATCAATATGATCCCTCACTTTCCCAATAGCCTCCGCATCAAAACCCAACGCCTCCAGATTATCCTCATACTCCGGCATCGCGGACATCTGTAGCAAATATGCCGCCTCCAAATCGCTCATTTCCAGCTCCACCAGCTCTGCGCCCTGTTCCAGCCATGAAAACTTCACAAACTCCTTCCTGCTCTTCGCCGGAATCTCGCTCAACGCCATCTTCAGGGCATCCATCGCCTTCTGATTCTTCGCCCACTTCGGCAGCTCATCTCCTTTCAGCCGCCCCTCCGCCACCGCACGCGCCTCTTCAATCCGCACCCGCTCGCTCCTAAACTCTCCCGGCATCTTCACCTCAATCCCCCACACTCTCTTCTTGCTCAACTCCTTCAACATACCGTCCACCACCCGCCTCACGCCCAGCTTCACCTGACCATCCACCTTTCTGTCAGCCCTCTTCAAAAACTCCTCCGGCCTCGCAATCCGGTACAAGGCACCGTAATACCTCAGCACTCGCTTCTGTCGCACATCATTAAACTCCAGCCGCGCCTTCCTGATGCCCTCTGCAAAATACTCCGTCACCTTTCCCGCTCCAAACAAATCCTCCATCAAATTCTCAAAACTCACAAAACCCCGCACCAAATTCCGCAACCCCTTACCCACACCTACATCATGCTTCGCCGCTCCGGTACGCTCATTCACGCTCACCGGCTGTTCACGGCCCAGCCCCTTCCCGGCATCCTCCAGCAAATCAGCAAGACGCTCACGCCGATCCTCCCAAAACGCCTCATTCGCCAGCCGCCCTGACGCATACATCTCCTTGACAGCATCCAGCGCACCCTGAATCCTGCCTAAATCAGCCGTCAGCCTCCCGTGCACATTCCTTTCATACAGGCCGCCAAACGCATCCAGCGCACGCACCCACTCCACCGCCTCATCATACTCAGCTCCTCCAATCAATGCCTTCTCCTCTACTATCTTCTCCGCCGTATTCCTCGCCGTCTCCAGCTCATCCGCATCCAGCTCCAATGCCCTCTCCACCATATCCAACCGTCTCTGAACCTCCGCATTCATCTTCCCGCGCCGTACCCGGTTCTCGCCCACGCTTGCCGCCGCCCATTTTCTAAACCGTTCAAACTCCTTAAATCGGCTCTTCTTTCCTTCATTCACAATATGCCAATCCACATACTTCACCATACGCATCAGCGCATTCATCCGCCCCCTCCACGTCTTCTTCTCCATCACCTCTTCCCGGTAAGCAGCAACAACCTCCGGCCTGATCCCTCCGCGCACGTCCCTCGGCAGCTCCGTCACCACGGCATCACATACGGCCATCACGGCCAGCATCCGCTCTCTCACAGCCTCATCATCTTTCCCTTTCTCATCCTTATACACTCCATCTCTCGTAAACCCGTTCACTTGCAGCGCACTCTCCAGCCGTTTCCGCATTGCATCATACAACCTTGCTTCCTGCTCGTAAGCCTGCCCCTGCACCTCTGCCAAATAGCTCCACACACTCTTCACGCTCCCACGACGCCTCACGGAAAACGACACCATAGGATCATCAACCAAAGACTCCATCACCCCAACCCTGCCCTCCGCCGTTCCATCGTGATACAACGGCTTAATCCCATGCCTTCTCAACAGAGCAGTCACCTCCCGATTCTTCTTCAACTCCTCCGGCATTACCGCATACACCCACTCATCCAACCCAACAGCCCTTTGAGGCACCGCCTCCAAATAATCCTCCAACTCCGCCCTCAAGCTCTTCAGGGCATCCACCCCTTTCTCTAAAACATCCTCCCTCATCAACAGCTTATTCAAACGTGCCCCTCCGGGAAACACCTTCTTCAACGCCGTCATCACCTTGCCGGTCGTCGGGTTCCCCGGCACCTTGCTCAACGCCTCCATCGCCGCAGACTGAATTTCCACGATACCGCTGTAATCAAACACATCCCCGCCCATAAACACATCAGACACAACCTCACGGAACTCCTGCAACAGCTCATCAGTCATCTTCTTGGATGTGCCGCTCGCGGCGGAATCAGACAACCGCTCGCGCATCGCCTTCACCTCATCCATGCTCCCCAGACGCACCGCCTGAGCAGCCCTCACCTTCCCGGAACCAAACACCAACTGTTGCTCCTTATTGCGACCCTTGTGGCTCAGCATCCACTTCGTCAAACTCTCCAGCGTCGCCTTTGTACCCGTCCCCTCAATATACCGCGCCGCGCTGAACCATCCTTCCAACTTCTCCCGCACCCACTTCTCATAAGCCCTCTTATGGGAATCAGCATATCTCGCCAGCATCTTCCTGTTGGCATTCAAATCAGGAACGCGTTTCCCCATCCTGCGGGCATCCGTCAACACCTCTCTCAACCCTTGCTTATCACTCAAAAACAGACTATTCAGCAACTTCCTCCGCGTACTCTCCCGCATCCTCGCCGCACGATCCGGCCTCTTCTTCTCCGTTGCCGCATACAGCCCGCCCACATACTCCTCAATAGCCGCTTCCGCCTTCTGCCGCACCTCTCCCGCCCTGCTTTCATACTCTTCTTCACTCAGGCTCTCATAAGCGGCCAGCTCATCCCTCAATGCCTTCGTCATCCACGCATGCTTCATCGCCGCATTCCTCATCTTCGGACGCGGACGATAACCACTCTGCCACGCAAACAACGCCGCCCCCGCCTCGCCGCGCAACAAAGCCTCCACATCCTCCCGTGAAGTCTTATCACCGGCGTAATCCAAAGCTATATAATAGCGCAGGCCATGCAACCAACTGCTATCCTCCCTGCTTTGATACACATCCTCCATCTTGAACAAATCAGCTACCGTTTGTTCCCGGCTCTCCCGTCCCACCGCCTTATGAACTAAATATGGCATCTTGCCTGTCCACGCGTCACGGCTGTACACCTCCGCGCCTCCTTTTGGGTCAATCATCCCCGGACGGCCTATCAGATAAATACTATCATCTCCACCCCATGAATATGGTTGATCCAGCCTTGTCACCGCCACGCTCGGCACAGGCATCCCGCCCAGTTTCTCCGCTTCCAGCAACTTATCCGGGGAAATACTGTGCACAGCTCCAAGATTCTGTACCGCCCTCACGGAAAACGTAATATCCGGATTATCTGAATCAAACGTACCCCGGTTATCCGTGGCGGACTTGATCTGCGTGGGTTCAAAAGCGACGAAAATGACACTACCCGGCACACTGCCTCTGATGCCGTCATTTTCCGCATCCAACATCAAATCGTTAGGAGAGGGATTCTTGATATTAAGAAAACATTCGAGGATATTTCTTCCATAACTCTGTGCCGTATAGTAATCCGAGGCAAAATAAAACCCGTCTCCGTAAAGATTCTTTCCCTTGTTTTTCTTGGCTCCGCCTGAACGCATCATGCTTTTCTCAAACACCGTAAAGCCTCGATTCTTAGTCCCATGATACACCACCAATGGCTCCCCATTCTCGTCCACCACCTTGGAGGCATGCTCCGGGTCATGCTCCCAATCCCCAAACCAACTCTTAAACGCCTCCGTGCGCACGGAAAGCCACTGGTCTTCCGTCAGATTCGTATTCTTCCCATTCGGAGCCTTCATGAAGGTGCCCGCAGCCACAGCTTCCTTCTTGATTGCCTCTTTTTCCAGAGACGGGGAAAACGTTCCCGCTTCCTTCGCAGCCTCCACAATCCGCCCCCTTTGATCGCTAGCGGAAAAAGTAACATCTGCTTCATATTGTCCAGCTAAATCTCTGTCAACATAATTGACAAACTCCTTCAACAACGCTACCCTTCCCTTGTGGGGTACTCCATCCCCTGCCTCGCCCGTGTTTGGTACGCGGGGTCGTTGCAGGGTGGCGGAAGTACCCTTCATGCTATCTACATCCTCCACCGTAGAAGCATCCAGATCATAAAACAACTCCCCATTCTTCCCCTCCGCCACGGCAATATTCACATAGGCCAAATCAGAACTCCCATCACCGGAAGCCCCCTTGAAATCCGCTTTCGTCAAATAATAATGAAACCTGGCTATATTAGGCTTACGTTCCAAATCTGAATTCTCTCCGGAATAAATAAACTCAGCCCGCCCGGCCAACTCCGGCAGCACGGCCAACGCAGCCAAAACCCGTCTATCGGCTGCATGCTGTTTCACTTCCCTCCACCCCTTGCCTCCCACCTGCACCCGCTTCCCATCCCCCATCACCAGCGCATACCCCTGTTCCTGAGTCTCCTTCTGCAACACTCTATACCGTTCCCTTATAATCCCCAGCGCATCCTTCAAATCAGTCGCATACGCTTCCGGCACATCCGCAGAAACAGGCTCCATGCCCTCCACTTGGTGGAACGCATCAGCCACACGCCGGGCCTCCGCCATCGGCACGCGCCTTACCCTGTCCCCCATGCTGAAACTCACCTCCTGCCCTTCCCCGCGCGCCGCATACCGCTTATACCCGTACACCACACTGTCATACACCGCGCTCAACAACTCCCCGGAATCGGCAAAATCAAACCCGGCCTCATTCGCGGCCTCCAGCACATCGGACACACGCCCATCCCTGCTGAAAAACTGCTCTGCACGTGCCACCACCCGTTGCTCAAAACCCTTCCCCAGCGTACCATCCTTCCTGCGCCTTCCCTTGGCCGTCCTCGTCGTTGTCAGCGCATTATAAATACGCTGCAACTCCCCGGTTAAATCAGAACCGGCCTCAGCCGCCGTCTTCGGGTGCGGCAGCCTCCCGGCCACCCACTCTCCAATCTCCGGCACACCCCCCATCGCCTCCGCCTCAATCTGCGCCTGCTCCGCTTTCCTCGCGCGCTCCGCAATTGCCGCCTCGTCAAACCCGGCAAAATCATTCAACAGGCGGCGGAACTTCCCGCTCATCTGCCCTTGCACTTCCGCACTCAACATCTTCCTAGCCGTCACCAACTCACCCACATATGTCACATACCGTTCAAACAACAAAACAAACATCTTAAACCACCTCCTCAGCTTATCCGGCAGACGTTCATCGGAAATATGCCCCAGCAAATGTGCCCGCGCCGCCTTGCTCACCCCTTCGCAAACTCCCTGTAACCTGTCCACCCCTTCCCCGGTCGCCAGAAACGTCTCCCCAGTCGCCTTCTCCAGCCTCATCAGCTCATCCTCAAACTCCGCAACCGTCCACTCGCTATTCCGTATCAGTACCTTCGTCATCCCCTCCGTCCACTCCTCATAAACATCCAGAGGATTCGCTCCACGGTACAACCTGCTCACCACCTCATACCGCCCGTTCGCAAACTCCCTGAACGTATTTGACCCCAACACGCGTAAATCATCACCGCCCATGCCCACCATCTCACCCATCTGCGCCGCAAAAATCCTCTCCCGGCTCTCGGCAGACTTACGCATGGACTCGCTCCGGCTCTTCATCATCGCCAGCGTCATCTCCACATTCATCTTGCTCCGGTCAAACCTCATCTGCTCATCCTGCCCCACATCGTCCAAATACTGCATCATCTCCTCATTCGTCTCATCCTGCAACCGGCCTACATAACCATCCTTATCCGCATCCTTATATTTCTGCATCCTCAGCTTCATCCCATCAACAACCTCATCCTCCCGCTCTTCCAAATGCCCCAGCACAGCCTCAAAAGCATCCTCATACTCATCAAAAATCTCCGGCCTGTCCCCCAGCTCCACCACATACTGCATCTCCTCCGTAAACTCATTCCTCTCCTCGCGGATCGGACTCACCCCAAACTCCTTTAACATCTCCATCGCCGCCTCTACCGCCAGCTTCTGCTCCTCCTTCTCATCCACTCGCCTCCGCCCCTTGCGCTCCGGTACAGGCCCATACTCAAAACTCAACACAGGCCCGCTCCCCACCTCGCTCACGCCACCGCTCTCTGCCTCCTTCCCATCCTGTACCTCCGCTCCGTCCACGCGCACCTCATCCACCCCTCGCGCCGTCTCCGCAGCATGCGCTTCAGCAGCGGCCACCACATCCATCGTCCTCACTCCGCCGCGGGCGGCCAGCTTCCGCATCCCATCCCTGTCGCCCAGTCCCACCTTCACTCCGTCCACATCCTTCCCGTAATTCCGCCGCATGAAATCCTGAATCCCATCCTGCATCATCGCATACCGCGCCACATCGTTCTCCTCCGCACGCATGCGGGCAAGCAAGGCATCGCTGAAACCAAACGTCCGCTTCAGCTTCCCATACTCCCGGCTCAACTGCCGCTGCATCCCGGCCTCAGCCGTAAACCGCGCCCCGGCCCCCACCAGCGCAAACGCCAGCACGGAACCAAACAACTCCATATTCTGATCCCAATCCTTAAAATCCTTCCAAAACCTGTTCCAATCAATGCCGGGAGCCTCCCCCGCCAGCACGGAAGCCAAACTCTGCATCACCGGATCGGCCAAATCCTGCAACTTCTCCGTCGCACCCTCCTCCACCATCGTTACCACGAACGAACCACCGGATCGCGCCCCGGCCCGCAGGGCGGAACTCTTCAGCCTCATCGCCTGACGGCTCAGATTCAAAGTATTCATCCACTTATCCACAAACGCGCTCCCGGACCTCAAACCCAGCATCCCCTTAGACACCATCGCGCCCGCCCGGTCCAGCGCGCCCTGCACTGCACCGCTCGCCGCCGCGCCGCCCATCCTCGCCAGCCTGCCGCCATCCGGACGCTCCTGCACGGCCTTGCTGTAACTATCCCCGGCATAAGACATCGCCGCCACCCCGGCCCCCACGCCGGAAAAACTCAACGCCGTAATCGGCACAGACCGCACTGCGCTCAGCACCCCATTCCCAAACCACCCATACTCCGGCTTGTTAATCGGCCTGTACGTCCCCTGCGCCATCGCCAGAAAAGCATCCAGCCTCCGGCCATACTCATCCGCCGCCTTCGCGTCAGCCTTCAGGGCAGACCCATCGCCGCCAAACAACTCCTTCACTCCCCCCGCCACATCCAACTGAGCCGCAATCCCGCCTCGCAGCAAAGACCTGATTCCATTACCCAAATCCTCCCAGCCACGGTTCCCGGCCTTCCATACATTCGCCATATAACTCCCCTCATTCCCGCCCTTGCGCTGCACAATCTCAGCCAGCGCATCCATCTGGGCATCCGTAAGACCATCCATCGCCTTCAGGGCTTGGTGGATTGAAGCCATCCCCTCCGGCTGAAAAATCCGGTTCGCCGTACCGTCAGCATACTTCACGGCCCACTCCAGCCCCTCCATCACGCGCGGCAACACCGGCTCCAGTCCTCGCCTTGTCCTCTCCGCATCCGCCTTCACCCATCGCAGCGTATTCCCAACCTTCTTATACATCTCCTCTCCCAGTTGCCCCCGCTGTTCCCACAACGCCTTCCGCCCGTCTCCGCCTGTAAGTGCCGCCTGCCTCACGCTCTCGGCAGCACTCTTCAGTTGCTCGTCAGCCCTTGCGTCCTCCTTCGCTCTCCGGCTGAGGAACCTGTACACCGTCAGACCCGGCTTATTAAAATCAATCTGCTCCCCCTGCTCCTTCAAACGGATACACATCTGTTCCAGTAGCGGAACCCCGTTCCTCGCCGAAACCTGATTCTCGGTATATCCTCCCTCATCCAACGCCCATCCCAGCACCAGCGACCGCGCTCGCAACTCATCCCCCAACTCATTATCCGGGAAAAACTGCGCCTCAAACTCCTTCTTCACACTCTCCGGAACCATCTTCAAATCCCCGTTAAACACGCTCCGATGCCAATTCACATTATCCTTTCTCCGCGCATACTCAGCCTCATCCTCCTGAGCACTCTTAAACGCCAATGCATCAGGAAACAAAGGCATGCCGCGCCTTGTCCTCTCATTAACATACTCCTGCACCTTGGCTCTCTCTTCGCCCAGCACACGCTCCTTCTCCGCTTTCATCGGATCATCCCCACCCTTTCTCAACTCGGAGGCCAGCATCTTCCCGCGTTGCCAGCTCCGATAAGCGTCAGCCTGCCAGCCCTCCCCCTTCTGCCGCAAATACCGATCCATCGCTGGATCAATCTCCACAGGGAACAACTGCCTGCTCTCTCCGTCATCATAAACCGCATTCGCGCTCTCTTCCAAAAACTTATCCCTCTTCCCGCTACGTTCAAACTCCCTCGCCTGAGCCGCTACCTGTGAAATATCATTTCCAAACATAAAAACTTTTAACTATTAAACATTAACTAGAAACATCACTTCTCCCCATTCTCCCACGCCCACTTCTCCTCCACCACCCGCTTCAATGCCGCTACATCTTGAGCAGACTTCACACTAAAAACCTTGAATACGGCAGCATGGCACTGCCTCAAATCCTTCCCTTTCATACTCACTCCCTCCAGAACCTTTTTCCATTCCTTCCGATCCTGAACCGGAGCCCCCCAATCCCCATTCAGCGGAGGCAAAAGAGCTGCATTACCTTGCTCATTCATATCCACCCCCAACTCATCCAGCACCTCACTCGCGCCAACACTCTTCAGCTTCACTTCAGGCTCAGGAGCCGCCACACCCGGAGCATTCCGCCGGCCTGACAACTTCACCCCTATACCATCCGCCGCCAGCCTCTCAGCCTGAGCCCTAATCTCCTCTCGGCTTGCCCCCGGATTCTCCCGCACCCACCGCTCCAGCCCCAGTCTCACCTGATAAGCCGCCGCCATAGACCTCTCATACCCGGAAAAATCCCCTTCATCCTTCGCCTCTTTCCACTTTCCGAACACCTCCCCATCCACCATCCCCTCAACCACACTCGCCGCTTCCCTGGCCGCCCCCCGGAACCGCGCGGGCACACTCCCCACGGCCAGATCCTTCAGCTCCGCCATCATCCTCTCCTTCGTTGTCTTGGAAAGCATGGACGTGGCAATCTCCCTCTCCACCTCCGCATACATCGTCCCGTCAACATCCAAATCAGGCTCATACCCCCGCAACAAACCATCCACCCGCATAAAATCCTCCGGACTCGTGTACAACTCCGCCTCCTCCTTCCCCATCTTCTCCACAGCCTTCCTCCGTCGCTCTTCCGCCCCGCGCAAACTCATCGCGTCATCCACGGCCACGCGCCCCTCCTTCACATCCTTCTTCAAATCCTCCGCCCGGAACTCCCGGCCCTCAAAAGCATCCATCACATACCCCTGAGCCACTCCGGCCTGAGCCTTGCGCCTTGCCGCCTCCGCCTGTTTCCGGAACCCCTCAATCACATCCGGCCTACCCTTCACCGCATCCAGCCCTCCCGACTTCTCCAGCGCATCCAACCCATGAAAAGGATCTCTCTGAATCGCCGTCTGCACCTTGCTCTCCGTCTCCTTGAAACTCACATCCTGAAACATCAGCTTCTGTTCATCCGGCTCCATCACCCCCTCCGCACCAGCCGTCTGCACCGCTTCCCTCGCGCCATAATAATCCCCACCCCTCAGGCAAAAATCATACCTCGCCTTGAAAGACTTGGCGGCCCTCTCCTTACTCGCCAGCAACTCCCTGCGCCCGGCATCAATACGGCCCGTTGACGTAAACGCATCATACCACAGCCGCGCCCGCTCCTTCACCTCCGGCGTCTTAAACTTAACCTTGCGGAACATAGGCCCCAACCTCTTGCTCACCAGCGCATTCCAGCGGGCCTCCCTCCCCGGTTTATTCCCTGCCGCCAGCTCGGCATTATCCCATGCCCCCCTCTCCTCCTCCATCAACCTCTTCACATCCTCAAAACTCCCCGCATCAGCCATCCTGTCCGCCTTCTCCTGCAACCGCACCCTCTCCTCATCCTCCCGCGCCAGCAACCTCGCCCCGGCCCCCATCTCCCCGGCCACCTCCGCCGCCGCGCGCGCCGGAGCCGTTGCGGCCCCCGTATCGGCCAGCACAGGCTCATGGTACCCGCTCAACAAAGAAAACTTATCCATATCGTTCCTACTTGAAAGCATTAAAAGCCGTTGCGCCGCCCTGTACCACGCCGCTCAGCAAACTCCCGAACCCGGACACCTTGCCTGCCCGCTCTGCCTGCCTCCCCTTCCACCTCTCCATCTGGGCCTGCTCCCTCATGGCGGAAGACCGCTGCAAACTACGCGCCGCCAAATCATTCACCTCCTGCTCAAACCGCGTCGCAACCTTCATCTCCCTCCCCAGCGCGCTCCCGCTCCGTTCCACGCCGCTCGCTGCCGTCTGCGTAGCGGCCTGCCCCACGGCCACCCCCTGCATTGCCCGCATCCTCATCTGATTCTCCGCGCTCTCCGCATCCAGCGCATCCGCCTCCCTGTCCAGCGCGGACGCATTATAATAAGCCGTCTGCCTCGCCTGCCGCCCGGCTTGCCTTTCGGCGCGTCCCCGGAACGCGCCAGCCAGCCCCTGAAGACCGGCCATACCTAACTGAAACCATTCCATAATATCTATCAATAAACTACTTTGAAAACTGCACATCAAACCCCAGCAAACGCACATCACCATCCCCGGCACACCGCAACTCAAACACCAGCTCATCACTCCACACCCCCGGCACCGTCAAATCCTGCCAGCCGTCCAGCACATCGCCCCGGCTCCTGCTCAACTCCGTCAACCGCCCGCAAAACCCTGCACGCACCCCATCCGCCGCGCTCGCGACAAACCGCGCACGCACGCTCACACTCCCTGACTTTACCCCCGCACCCCGCTCAAACGCAAGCCCATTTGTAACCAGTACGGACTCATACGGCACCCCGGTATCGCCTCCACGGCTCCATCCATCACGGAACACGCCGCACCCCTCCACCAACCGCTCCAGACTAACCCGGCCATCACGCTCCACAGCCAGCCACACCTCATCGGCATCCTGCCCATCCATCACGGCCACGCTCAACGCCCTGCCGCCCCCTCCCAGCACATGCCGCGTCCACGCGCACACCCGTTGTTCAACATTATACGTCAGCACCGCCAGACCGCCATCAGCCCTCACCCCCCAAATCCTCACCTCCGGCACGCGCTGCACGGCCAGCCCTACAAACCCTCCCGGCCCGCCTGCATGCTCGGCAAACGTCGTCGTATCGGCAGCCCTGTACCCGTCCGCCTCAAAACTGTACCCCAGCTCCTTCACCCGCATGCCCCCTCTCTGGACAAACACGCATCCTCCATCCGTCGCCTCCGCATCAACCCGGCTGCACCCCACTCTCAACTGCACGGCAGCGCGGCAAAAATCAGGAGTCACCACGCCGCCCTCACCTCCGCTCAGCCGCCAAACCTGGGCCGTGGAACCAATCAACAAATCATTCACACTCTCCATCCACACAATCCGGTGGCAATCCTTGGCCGCCAGCGTCACCTGAATCGCATCATCATCGCTGTCCCCAATCTGGAAATTGGCAAAATCATCCACCACGCTCCCCCACACCGTCTGTGGATTCGCCGCCGTCCCGGCCAGCCACAACCTCCCTTGGTGCATCGCCACAGCACTCGGCCATCCGCACCCTCCTCCAAACATCCCCCTGCTCCACACATCCGTCACAGCCCTCTCATACGGTAGCCCGGCCCCTCCATACGTCTTATAACTCAGTCTCAACACCCTCCACTTCATCCCCCCCATCTCTGCCGCCGTCCAAACCTGCTCAACGCCCCGTCCCACGGCTCCGGACAAAAAATTCACCATATCCATCCCCCCGCTGCGCCACCCGCACCACTTCCACTTTCTCGGCCAAAACCCATTCACCGTCACCTGAACACTCCTCTTATCCTCCTCCAAATCCCACACAGTTTCAGTCCAGCCGGCCAAACCATACCACAACAACAACACACACCCGTCATCCCTCTCCACACACCCGGCAAGCCCCAAAAAGGAACCCATCTTCTCAACCACCTTCCCATCCTCATACAAACACACACTCCCCATGGCAACCTCCCCATCCGCCACATCCCCCGCACTCGCTCCACCCAGCAACACAGCCCGGCCATCCCGCAACGGCATCACATGCCAGACAGCCTTCTTGCTCCCGGTCATCGTGCAGGCAGTCAAACTCTGCGCCACAGGATCATACACCGCGCATGCAACGCCATCCTTGCCGGCGCACAACAACACCCTGCCGCCATCCACCACAGCGGCCTTCCGGTAACTCCCGCTTGTAACTGCCAAACCTGCATGCGCCACCTGAATCAAACTCCCATCCGCAGGATCATACACATAAAAAGCCGTCGCCAAAAACGGAGTCAGCAGCACCCGCCCATCATCCAGCAACACCGCCTCGCCAAAAAAATCATCACCCACCCCCTCCAGCAGCACCTCGTTCTCCTCACCGCTATCTACATCCAGCACACAACACCTTGCCCCTCCGCTGATCAAAAACACCCGGCCATCCTTCAACACGCATCCCCCCACCCAGCCGCATCCCTCATCCCGTTCTTCGCCAACCTTGCGGCCCCCGCCATTCAGCTGGTCAAACACATAACAGCAGGCATGGGCCTTCCCTGCCAGAAACAACCTCCCTCCATCCAGCTCCAGCACACTCCCCCACACCTCCTCCCCATAATCGCCAACCCCGGCAACCACCCCCTCCGCCTCATAATCCCACGCAGGAAGCCTCAACTCATGCCTGCCCCAATTAGTCGCCGCAGGCTTATACTTCATCACCCGCAACTGCAACCGGGTAGGACGTTCACATGTACCGCTGAACTCAAAATTCCGGTAATCCCCATCCCATGACCAAAAATTATGCAGCACCTCAAACCTATGAGGGTTCAAACTCTCATCCTCCGCATCCGCACCCATCAACTGAAACTCGCCCTGCCACCGCTGATCCTCATTCCCGTAAGTCTTCAGCGTCCACGGCCCCTCATGGCACACAAAAGCCCTCTGCGGCCCATCGTCGGAAGCCCACCACTCCTGCATACTGTTAAACCCGCTCCCGAACCGGCTCACCACCCATCCGGGAAAGAAAAAATCCGGATAATCAGCCAAACTCTTGCTCCCCTTATAATCCGTCCTCCCGTAATACTGCTTATAGCATGTCCATGTAATACGAACATCGCCGCTCACCGTCCACAACTCCTGCCCCGCCAAAACAATCGTACCCGCAGCGGACAAATCCGGAACGGCCTTGGGCGGATTACTCGTACCGGTCAACTCCGCGTAAGTCTGCGCCACCACCACCCGCTCCGCCATATGCTGAGTATAAAGCAAACTCGTACCAAACTCCTCTGAGCTGAACACATGGCGGTCAGCACCAAACGTCAACCCACCCGCACCACGCTCAACCCATGCCTCCCCATCCTTGGAAATCGCAAACTCCCTCGGACTCCGGTCAAACTCCATCACCGCCAGCCTCCAATCATCATCGCCATGCCTCTCCAGCCTCTGAGGAGCCACCCTCCCGCACACCACCCACACCACATCATTACACTGCACCCACCGCAGCTCCGGCAAATCCTGCTCCGTCCACGGGCTCTCCAGCCGGGCGGCCAAACTCCCATCCAGCCGGAACACCTCCACGAACCCCGCTCCAAACACCACCATATACCGCCGCTCATCACTCACATCCATCCCCATCAGCCGCACCCGCCCGCAAGCGGCCCCTCCATCCACCACACACATCCTCTCCGTGCCGGGCCGCCGCATCAGCCCGCCGAACGTATGCACCAGAAAATTCACAATCGTCTGCGCGCTCCGGCCATACCCATCCACATCATACCTTATCGCCCCCATGCGGTTCCACTCACCTCCGGTAAACGCCAGCATCTTCCCGCTCATACAATCCCCCTCCTCCCCCACGGAGACACCGCTCCATCTCTCCCTCCCCGTCCCATATCCTGCAACCGCGCCCGGTACTGCGCCCTCATCTCCAGCTGCCTCACATCCGCTTGCAGCCGTCCCTCCAAATCCCCGCGCCCGGTAACGATCAACGCGCACAGGCACGCCAGCTTGGCGGCCAACAGCTCGCCATCTGCACAGCACCACTCATGGACGGCATCATCCGGCCTCACCAGATACACCACGCGCACCTCCCTCCCTTCCCCTGTCCAAAACAACCTCCCGTCAAACACGCACCACCCGGCCCCATCCACATCCACCACATCCACGCACCCCTCCGGCAACGCCTCGCTCCGCACAAAACCGGGCAGCCGCAAATCCTCTTCGCCCTCCAACTGCGTCACCCTCTTAGCCCACACAGGCTTCACCTCCTGCACAACATACTCCACGGCACTCGGCCACATGGCGCGCAAAACAGCCCCCACCTCCTCATCATCCAGCCCCGTCACAGGAGCCTTCCCCAGCTTGGCAAGGGCAAAATTAACCACATCCAACTGCTTCATAACATCAAAAAACTAAGCTGAAAACGGAGGGCGGCCCGCAGACCGCCCCCCGCCGCTCCACGGCAACAAACATTGCCCGGAAACAACTCCTTACTGTGCGCACAACACCTTAACAAACCCATTCTCCTCCAGCCGCGTCGCCCCGCAGGCGAACTTGGCCCGGATTTGCAGGGCCTCATCCATATCATCCCGCACGGAAATCTTCACCTTGAAATCATTCCACAACCCGAACTGGGCGCGGCTCTTCACCCATGCAAGGCACTCCCTCACCCCCTCGGACTTGGGCAGACGCTCCGTGCGGACAAACTTGAACCCCATAAACGTATCAACCTTCCCATCCACCAGAGCCTTCACGCTATTATAATCATAAGAAGTCACCTCCGTCGTGCTCAGCAAATTAAGAATCTGCGCGGAAGAACACGCAAACACAAGCTGATCCCCGGCGGCGGCACTATCCTCCGTCCACGCATCCGCCTCCTGAAACATCTGCAACGTCCGGCGCAGCTTAGCCAGCGTCAGGCCGCTTGCGGCCTTCGTGCCGGACTCCACATAATCCTTGGCAACAACCCGGTCAGCAGGAAAATTCACAGCCGTCGTCCCGTCCTTACCCACAAAATTCTGCCCCAGAAACGCGGCAATCATCACATCATCCATCTTCCGGTTCGCCGCCATCCTCAACCCCTCCAGCGTCTTGCTCACCGGTAAATCCAAATCGCCAAGCTTCGTCGCGTCAAACTCGTCAAACCCTACCGCCTTGGTGAAAATGCGCGGACGCATGGAACGCCTCAACGTAGGAGCCTCATCAAGCGCGGTGCTCCCCATGCGCGTCGTCTTCTCCTTAAAATCAAGCACCCCGTACTGGTCGATAAACTTCACCTCCCCCTTGCAATCCCTGTCCACCGTCACCAGCTTCTCCAATGCGCTCACCTTCTGCTGCAACAGCACCCCCCACTTATTCGTGTACTTGACCTGATAATTATCGCTAATTGTAACTGCCATAATAATATAATAACTAACTGTTAATAACTTTTACCCTTACTCGCTCTCCATGACCCTAAAACCCCATCAGGCGGTTATACTGCTCGTCGGCATACCTGTGATTGGCATGGGTCGGATTCATAAACGCCTCATGTAAAGGGTGGCTCGGATCATACATCATCCTCTCCGCCTCCGCCTTCCCCCCCGCAGCCGCGCCTCCGGGCCTGTTAAGCCCCTTGGCAGGCTCATCCTGCATCATCGCCCCCATCTGCGCCAACAGCCGGATCATCACCGGATTCGTGCCGATCACCGGATCATCCACCACGGCACGCACCTCCTCACCACTCACCCCGGTCATCTTGGCCAGCATCTCCAGCGCACTCACCGCACTCCGCACATGCGCCCCATAGCCATCTCCCCACAACCCCTCCAGCTCAACCTTCACAGCGGCCACGCGCTCAGCCTCGGCGGCATCCGCCGCCCTCTGAGCCTCTGCGCTCCGGGTGGCAAACTCATGCACAATCCCCGCAAACGCCTCCTTCGGCACACCCAGCTCCCAAGCCTTGCGGCCCAACACCTCCACCGCCTCCGCATCCCACACCCCCTCCGGCAACCCCTCCGGGGCAGCGGGCAAAAACTCCTCGCCCGCAAACTCCTTATTCATCCCAAGAGCCTCCCTCCATGCCGTCATTGCCGCCTCATCTCCCAAATCATACCTCATCCCGGCACCCGCTCCGGGCGCGGCTGCGCCGCCATCTCCTTCTCCTCCAGCTCCATCACCACTTCCAGCCCCATCTCCATCAGCACTATTTCCAGCACCAGCCATCAGGCTCACCGGGCCTCCGCCATTTGCGCCCCCATCACCAGCCTCCTCGCGCAAAAAACCATTCGCAATCAAATGACTAATAAACATAATATCTTAACTTCCAATCTTAATACTTAACAAATCCACCAACGCCACCTCACGCATCCCCCTGTCCCACTCTCTCCCTCCACGCTCAAACCTCACCCGTTCCACCCCCTGCGCCTGCTCGCCCAAACACCCCCGTGCCAGCTCCACCAGCTCATGAACACTCCCCCACGCCAAATGCACATAAAACACGCTCCCCCCATCCTCAAGCCATCCCAGCAACACCACCTCTCCGCTCATCGCCGCCACACCTCCAGCATCCAGCACCCGTCTGCACTCCTCCCACAAACTCTCATGGCCGCCCGCATACCTCACCGCCCACTCATACCCGCTCATCCTTGGTGAAAAACTTGAAAAACGCCACGGCGGCGGGGTCGGCAACAATGAACTCCGGATAGCTACGGGCTGTGAACATTCTGCGGCCTTTGGTGTCCACATGGACGGCCTCAACGGTCAGTTCCACGGTTTCCAACGTCCGCATAGGGTCATCCGCTTCCGGATCGAAAAACTCTTTCAGCCGCGCCCACACCTTAACGGCCTGCCAATCCTCGTCCATACCTACCAGCGCGGCAACGACGGCGGCCATAGCCGGGGACTGCTCCGCTGGTACATCATTCTGTTTATAGCGATCTATGCGGGTATATCCATCCACATCCCGGTAAATGGCCATCAAAATGAATTCATCCCACTGTCCCGGCCGGGGAAACTGTATTTGTATCTCGGAATTATTCATGATTCTAAAGGCACGTTAATATCTTCGAAACCCGCCGTCTCTTCTGTTTCAATGACATTGACGGCCATTGCTTCCAAACTATAGAAAACCGGGTTCATTCCTCCCGGCTGGTAATAAGTGTACTCTCCGATTCCCGCATAAACAGAAACGTCGCCACCCGCATTATTCACAACATCAGTCACCCAACTGGAAATGCCGACGCCGGTCTCAAAATTGGAGACGCCCCGGCATGTGGCAATCTGATACAGATTATACCCCTGACCTCCGGTGAGCATGAGCCAGAGCGCGCCCGTATCTTCATACCTGGCAATACTGGCGACAGATTTCTGCTGGTAGACAACCTTGGCAATCGTCCACGGAACAGGCTCATTCTGACTGGCCGGAATAAAGCTGGTTGTAGTCTTAACCTGCCAGCTGTCCGTATTATTAAGCGCAAAAATCTCACGCACCCGCACCGTATAACCGTTGCGTTCCGTATTTCTCACGTTATCAAAAGTAATATCCAGAATTTCGCCTTGATTATAAGCCAAACCGTTTGCCGGGATAATACTGTAAGAATCTATGGAAAGGTCGGGACGAACCGTCTTCGTGCCACGGCCGATACCAAAAGACAACTTTGCGGCATTGGTAGCGCGCCAAAGGAAAGAAAACCCGGCGAAACTGGAATAATTCCATTGAGGATTGCTCCCTTCAAATTTCGCCTGAATGGTCGAATGAGTACCCTTGGGGATCTTAATACCGGCCAAATGGTAGGGAACCGTCTTGGTCACCGTCGAAGATCCTGACGCGGTAATGGCATCCGTATTGAGGAAAGCATTAGAGGTCAGGATGCCTGTCACGCCGGCCATGCCCGCAGCGTACAGGCGGTTGACCGCTGACGTATCTGTCGCTGCCCCCACGGCCAGCGGGATGTTGATGCCCCCGTTAGCGTTGACGGCCCCTGTAAAAGTCCCGGACTCAGCCATCAAACTCTTCAACGTGGCATCATCCCCCGGCTGAATGCCGTCCCGGGCAGACAATCCCGGGACGGCTCCCTTAAAAGTCTGAGTAACCAGCGCATGCTCATCAGACACCTCCACAGCATCCGTGGGAGCTACAAAACCATATTGCCCCTCTTTGCCCGCTTCCAAAACAAGCAGGGGAGAAGCCCCATCAAAAACGGCATGAACGGTACAGGCCGCCGTACACGTCAGCACATACGAACAACCTTTAACGGTATCAACAATCATACAGCCCCCTCCTTGAAATACTCATCAATCGCCCCGGCAATCGCCACGCAAAGCGCGTCAACCCGCTCTTCCAGCCTGTCGCAATCCGTAACGTGCGAAGACGCAAACGCAGGTTCCAGCATCAACGCCGGCATCCGCGTCTCCTTAAAATAATAATACCCCCTGTCACTCTTACACTTGATCGGCTTCAAACCGCGATCAGGGAGCCCCAGCACATCACACATCGCCGCCTGTATCAGTTCAGCCGCTTTCTTCCCATTCTTGGAAGCATACCAATACAACGTCTCCGTGCCTCCAATTCCCGTATCTGCACTGTTAAAATGAAACTCAACGGCCAAATCCGCGCCAACGGCATTACACCTCCGGGCCGCGTAAGCCGGTGTCGTGCCCCCAGCCTCAGACCGGTTGCACACCACAGCCTCATAACCCAGCCGCTCCAACTCATCCTTCACCTTGCCAATATGCAACTTCCAGAAACCATACTCTGAATGCTTCCGGTTCGTCATCACAGACCCTCCATCCTGCGGGCTATGCCCGATACTCAATGCTACTTTCATCTATTTATTCTTGCTTATAAACTGTTCATTCGCCTCTACTACAAACTGACACGAACTGCACTTATGCTCGGCCACCCGACGCGCCTCCCGCTCCTTCTCCAACTCCGCCTGCAACTTCTCATTCTTCTTCGTCTCCCTCCAAAGGAAAATCGACATCACGCTCACCACACTCGCCGGAGTCATCAAACTATCAATCGTCGGGGTGGAAGTAACGGCATTCGCCACCGTCAGCATCGCCGCGCCAAGAACGGAACAGCTCGTCAGGGAACCGGTCATCTTACTTATCCTGTTTAACTACGGGAGGAACATCACTCACGGGCTGAACCTGTGAAAAACTCACACGCCCCGGCTCCAGAACCAAACAAGTCCCATCCTTGCACACCTCAGCCCGGTCTGGCGTCACATCCACGTTATGACCGCATCCGGACAGGGTGGCAACACCGCCAAACAGGATGCCCCCAATAATGACTCCCCCGGCCCAGTAAAGCCATTTTTTCCAGCCGGTGGAGGTCTTGGCCTGCCCTAAAAGGTAGTTTCGGACATCCCCCAGCGCATGCCTGCCGATAATGGGAAGGGCTTGCTGCGCCAATCGCACAAACGCTGCCCGCTGTGGCTCGGTTAATTCTTCCCAGGACTTCCAGCCGCCGCCGTTATCCTCGGAAACTACCGCGTAAAAATCCTTGGCTATCGCCTCGGCATGATTGCATTCCTTATCATTAATCATATCACATCTTCTATCTTCAATCTGTTGATCTCCGCCTTCTGCCACCTCTGTCACGGCAGGCCGTTTCTGCCCCTTCCCCGTACTCTTGCCAATCCCTCTCCTGTACCGTCTCTTCATTACTCGCACTCCTCTCTACCCTTATCCTCCGGCAGCATCTCCAGCCACAACACCACCTCCCGGTGAGCATCCCGCCTCATCGCATCCAAAGGATCAAACAACCTCTCCCCATCCTGCTTCTGAAAACACGGCAAATCTGTCTGAAAAAACTCCTTCATCCACTCCAACACCACCTTCCACTCCTCGCTCCGCAACAACAACCTCTTGGCCTTCCACCTCCGCGCAAACAAATCTAACAACTCCTTCTCTTTATTTACATCGTAACTAATCATAAAACGTACTATTCATAAATCAACTACACCGCGCCCCCCTGAGCCTCCGCCGCCATCTTGGCAGCCGCAGCCTCATCCTTCATCACAGACGCGCCCGCCTCCCGCAGCCTCAACTCCTCCTCATCCTGCACCGCCGCATTCTTCTGCCGCCTCATCTCCTCCACCTCAATATTCTCCCTGATACTATCCTCAGACACGCCAAGAGACCGCAGCCGCGCTCTCATGCCACGATCCACATCCAAATGATCCAGCAAACCGGGAACCGCCTCACCAAACTCCACCGCCTCCCTCAACGCGGCAGCAAAAGCATCGCTCTCAATCCGCTTCAGCACCAACGCCACCTTATTATTATACGTCACCCCCGGATTCTTCAGCGCAGTCCCCACAACAGAATCATTCCTAATCACATCCTTTTTCACGCAATCAGGCGGATCTGGAAAAACCCCGGCCCTGTACAGCACCATAAACACCCTGTCCAGCGTCGGCTGCACATCATAGGCAAACTGCACAAAAGACGGGAAAAACTGCAACAAATACTGATTCTCGCGCGCCATCACCTCCGTCGCCGTGGGAAACCCCTTCTTACCCTCATCATACGCGAACAGCTCCAGCATCGGCACCAAAAACGCATCCTTAATCCGCTGTTCCTTATCCGCAAGCTGCTTGTAAGACAGGCTCACATCCCCCAAAGGAGCCCACTCCTTCGGCAACAACACTCCGCCATCCTGCAACAAATTCGGATCAACCAAAGTCTTCCCGCCAGCCCGCAAATCAACCTCGCCCACCATCTTTGCCGCCGTCAAAATCCGGGGATCTATCGCCACACGCCGGGCCTTCTCCAAATCCTTCTCAATCTCCTCCACTCCCCTCACCTCGCCCTCCACATCCTGCCACGGAGCAAACCCGAAAAAACTAGACCCATTCATCTTCCAGCGCGTCGCCATATACGGCATCTCCCACTCCATCTCCCGCCGCATCACCCTCTTCCCCTGTTGATCCACATAAAAACTCTCCCAGCCGCGGCCCATCTTCGGCTTCTTCGCCCGCCGCACCACATGCAGCACCACCCACTTCTTCTCATACATCCCGGCCCCGCCCTGACGATAATCTGCCGCCATACCCTCACTCAAAGCCGCCCGGCCAAACAAATCCACAACATCATAAGCAGACAACAGCATCTCCCTCACAAACACCACCACCCGGCCCTCGTCATCCACCTCCCCGCAAACCTGCTCCGGAGAAATCGCCTTAAACAACAACCTCCCGCTCCTGCCCGGCCCGCAATACAAACTCCCCGTCCCCATGCCGACACGATCCAGAAAACACTCGTAAATCTCGGAATAAAAATTGCTCCTCGTCAGTTCCATCAAAGCAATATCGGAACACTTGCCATACCATGCGTTAGCCTCATCCTCATCCTCCTCCGCTACATCTCCGGGCCTCGCAACCCACTTGAACCACGGCTCATGGCTCGTCACAATATGGCTCATATGCGCTCCGGCCAGCCGGGCACAGGCCATCCTGGCCGCCCCATTCCGCACCCTCCCCACAAAATCGGACGGACGAAACCTTAAATCATCCACCCTGTTCGGCAGCAAATACCAGCGGGCAAACTGCCACGTCTTCGCAAGCTCATCCCGTTGCGTCCTCAGCCCGTTATACAGGCGCACCAACTCATCCGCCTCATCCTGACGGCTCATCCCAACGTCTCCCGTTTGCCATTGGCCGCGCCTCCATTCTGCCTCTCTACCTCACTCGCAAGCAGGGTTGATGCCCTGCCTCGCCTTCTGCGCTGTTCCTCCAGTAAGCTGCGCTTCGCCGCATGTTCGCTCTCCCCGGCACTCACCGTCTCCACCTTTGGAGCCTGAACGGGAGGAGCTTCACTCTTCATATTCTTCTTGAAACCCATACCTCACTCATATCATGAAAAAACAAAAACGCATCTAATCATTTAATTAGACACCCACACAACACGCAAACCATCAACAACAAACACATAAAAAAATCAATCCATCCTCGCCAATCCTCCCCGCCTTCTCCCACCTCCCCAATCATCATCCTCATCCAGCCATCCGCCAGACTCATCACGGCTCACAAAACCGCTCGCCCGTGACACCAGCCCCTTCTTCAACGCCTCGCCCAGCGTCCTCAACGCATCAGCCCCATGAGACGCCTCATTATGCTCCGGCACATCATGGCTCACCCCATCCTCCAGCACCGTCTTCTTGCGGTAAGCAGCAATGCAATCCACCCCGCTCAACAGCTTCACATCACCCTCACCCCGGCACTCCTTCAGACAATCCTCATGAAACACCGCATTCTTCAACATCGTCCTCACGGCATCAATCCCCATCCACACGCGCGGAATCCTCGGCACCCTCACCAGCCGCCCACCAATCCCGGTATTCTGGAAAAGAGACATAGGATCACCGCCCCAATTCCTCCGGTTCCCGTCGTGCGGAAACAAATGCTCATCAAAACTCATCCCCAACTCACGCTCCCACAAACGAATCACCTCGGCATACTCCGTCATCCCCAACCCGCTGGACTGGTAAAACTTCAACAGCCTCACCTCATACCCTACCACCTGCGCCGCCCAAATAGCCGTACTATCGTTCAACCCTAAATCCCATGCAGAAACTAACGGAAACCCCGGCTCCACGGCAAATGCCGCCCCCACGCGCCCCTGCGCCCTCAACCTGTGCATCGCGGCACCATAAATCGCCCCCGACACATGCGGCCACAACGCCTCCTCCGGCGTACTCGGATACTCCTGCTTCATCAACTCTCCCTGCGTCTGCTTCATGTGGCTGTACCACACCATCTGCTCCTGACTCAGACTGATACCCTTCTCCCTCAACTCGTCAAAATACGCCCTGTCCTCATCCAGCACATCATACCCCTCTCCGGCCAGAACGTACCCTGAATCCTCAAACCACGGGAAAAAGAAAAACTTCCATTGTACATTAGACAGCCTCTTCCCCGTCAAATCCAGAGCCCCCTTCATAATCTCATAATTCAGCCCGGTTCTGCCCCCTTCGTGCGTTGACTCGTTAAACAAAAACCCGTCACTCGGCACCGTATTAAACGCCCCGGACAATATTTCCGCCGCCTTGGCTGGAAAATGGCACGCCGTACTCCCAAACTCCGTCAGCCAAAGCAAATCCAATGTGCCGCCGCGCAAACTGGCCCCGGAATAAATATCGCTCCCATTGGCAAACCTCAGCTCACGGTCATTAGCATACACCGGCACCAGCCCTTTGCTCTTCACCTGCTTGCCTGTCCTCTCCTTAATCATCCGGCCCAGCCTCGCCAGCCACAAATCCTCATCAGTCGCATGTGCAGGCACATAATCCAGCCTGTCCCATGCAAACCTGATCTTGCCCAACTTATTCTCGGCATCCGGCAAAGACTTATCCACAATCCCGGCATGGAACCCATCAACAAACAACATGCAATCCAACGCCAGCATCGCAAGATAAGTGCTGATCCCCATCTGGCGGCTCTTCAGGATAGCATTGCGGTGATGCAGCCCCCGGTGCAACTTGCGCTGCACCCTGTTCATGCGGAACCGCACCACCTTATCCCCACCTTTCACCATCTTGCTCTCCACCCAATACAAATGATTCAACCGCCACTCCCTGTCTCCAAGCACCTCCGCAAACCTGCCCAACACGGTATCATCCATGCCCTTAAGGGGGGGAAAAATATCTCTACTCGCCATCTGTCACCGTCTCACTATTGCCGCCCACCTTCAAACTCTGATCACCCAGCAGGCCAAAAATAGCCTCCGCCAACGTAGGGCCTCCAACATTCACCTCAGCCGGGGCATTATGCCCGGCCATCTCATTATCAATCTTAATCGCAGTCATCACCTCCTGCACAGTAGGAACGGAATCAAACAGCCCCAAATCCACGCCCACCTCCCCGCGCACCAGCTTCGCCAAAAACCTCCTCTTCTCCTTTGCGCTCAGGGCATACCCATCATCAAGCTCCGCCCTCAACCTCTTCAACTCCTCCTGTATGTGCGGCTCCCTCATCTTGCGGCTCGCTCCTGCGCTCGCGCTCGCATCATCACCGGGATTCCACACAACCGCATAAGCCGCGCGGGGAGAAAAACTCTCCCACACAACCATCTTGCAAAACTCATCTTCCTTATCGCTTAACTTCTTCATCATCTTGCATCCTTAACCTTAATCTTGCAAACCTGCCCTCTATCACTCTCCTCCCCTCTGCACTCGCCTCATACATCACACAGGGCTTCTGCCCCTTGACCTCCAGCAGCCCCTTCCTCCGCAACCTCGCCAGCGCATTGGAAACAGACTGGCTATTCCGCGCACGGCACCACTCCACCACCCCTCTGCACTCAGCCTCACCCAGCTCTCCCACCGCCAGCAGCACAAGAAAATCCAGCGGCATCATCTCCAGCTCCCCAAAACACACCGCTCTCACCGTCGCCGCCACCAAACGATACATCTTCATCGTCTTGTGGCAACGGCCTGAACGGGCGGCCCTCCGCATGGCCGCATCCTCCTCCGTTCAAACCATCACTTACGCATTAACGCTTCAACCGCCCGCCGATTCAGGCAACCTCAACCTCCACACCGAACACCCCGGCAACAATCGTCTTGTACCGGTCAATGCCCGTCTCCGTAGGCTTCACCTGAATATATCCGTTATCAGACTTTACATACTCCAGCAAGCCCAAATCAATCAGGGCATGCGCATCACGGACAAACAGCGTATTCCATGGCTGTCCGAACAAACACCACTTCTCGCACACTTCCACCAGCAATTTCAGCCGTTCCCCGTGGTACTTCTTGCCCTGCCGTGCCTGTCTCCGCCCTACGCGCGCCATACCCGCCGTACCAACACCCTTGCTCCGCTCAGCATCTTCATAACAACACGCCTCCTCAGGCTCGCAGCACGGATCACAGCACGGCTCACAAACCATGCTATCGCCATACATCCGCACAACATCCTCCTGTGTTGCCTTCATGTCCTCACTCTTCCCCGCCTTGCTCTTATTTACTGTCTTTTTAGTCATAATATATTTATATTATTATGTTTATTTCTGTTTTTTTCCGAAACACCCGTTCCGGGAAATCTGTCACGCACGCCGGAAACTCCGCCAATCGCACCACCTGACCCCTCCGCGATTCTCGCTCCTCCGCTGGATCACACGATCCTTCACGCTATCCGGCATAAACTGATTAAAATCCTCCTGCGTCCAATTCGCCACAATCACAGTATCTAACTCCGCGTTGTATCTGGAGTTAATTATCTCCTCGAAATAATCTAGGCTCAGGTCCCTACCCTCCCCCTTGTACCCAATACCGCGCTGAAACTCATCCAGCACCAGCAAACTCTTGCGCCGATGCCCTATCTGCACAGCAAAATCACGCTCAAAACTGCCTCCCAGCCCAATCTTCGCCAGCCTCTCCCGGTACAGGCCATCCCCGCTGAAATACCATGCCCTCTCATACCCGCAATCCCGCGCCAGCTTGCAGGCAGACAACGTCTTGCCCGTACCTCTCAGGCCCAACACCACGGCCAGCATCCCCTTCCCGGCCATACCCATCAGCCAAGCCCTCAACATCCCGGCCTTGCGTTCTGCATCCACATCATCCACGCAGGCAAACGGCAGCTTCAGCTTGCAATACTGTTCCGGCCATCCCCACATCATCAGCCGCTTCAGCTTGCGGGAAAACACCACATCGGCATCATCAAACATCGTCGGCTCCTCCTCTGCCTCATCCCCTACATAAAGATCAAGACGAGACAACATATCATCCAAATCATCACTCATCATTAAAACCCTTCTGCATCAATCACAATATCCTCTCTCACTCCCTGACCTGCGGCCCGGCCACGGCCCTTCTGTTCCTCCCGCAACCGCTCCTTCTGCCACTTCCGCGCATTCTCTTGCAGCCACACCTTCGCCTTATACCTCCAATTCTTCAGCAACCCGCCTCCCGCAGTCCTCCCGTCCTTGTAATGCTCGTAAAAATCCGTCGCCAGCATCCTCACACGTTCATCCTCCCGTTCTGAGTAATGCAAACCATTCCGCATCTCAGCCAGCACCTCATCCACGCTCCCCGGCACATCGAAAGCATACACGCCCGCACACCGCTTCGGCCTTTTTGGCACGACACCGGCCACCTCCTCTTTAAACGGCAATTCACTAGCTCTGAAAACATTAACACTACTTAACAAATCGGTTATCACACCGCCGCGAGAATCTGAAGCACCTCCTGATTCGTCAGAATCAGGCACTTGCGGAGGCGTAGCCTCCACATGAACCACCCCGGAATCCTCCGATCCACCGTCCAAACGGCCCTCCCCCGCACGCGCGCGGCCCCGCGCGGATAGGTGCGGGGGTATGGGGGAAGAATAGGGGGGTATGGGGGGGAAAGAGGGGGAAAGGGGGGATGTCTGACAACTGTCTGACATATGTCCGACAACTGACTGACACTTGTCTGACAACTGACTGACAGTTGACGGACAATCGTCTGACACGGCCTCCTCAATCGTTGCAACCCTCACAGGAGGAGCCGGAAACTTAGGCTCGCTCCTCTGTCTCACGCCCCACTCCGTAATCGCCAGATACCGTCCGCCTTCCGCATCATACCGCACGATCATTCCGGCAGCCTCCAGCTCGCACAGGGCCTGTTCCACCTCTTCCACAGACAAATGCACCCGACAGGAAAAACACTTGCTCAGCACCCACTCCGCGTCCCCGTAGAACCTCCCTGCGCTATCTGCCGCCATTCGCAGCCGAACGTACACGCGCTCCCCTGTGGAGCTTAATTCATCCATCTCCACCTCCTGACACCAGTCTCTGATTTCCCTGCGCGGCATCGTTAAAAAAGTCAGTTGGAATTGTAATTCATAACCACTTGACCGTACACTTTTCGTGGCGGTCTTTAATCCAATGGAACCATGCGTAAGCCATAGCTTCTTGTCTGTAGCGAGCGAAATCTCCGTTCTTGGCACAAGTCCGCCGCTCTGAAAACACCCACACATCCATTGGTGGGGTATCGTTAAATAACCTCTTGCGGCCCTGACCCTCTAAAAATGACAATTTCAGTAACATCCAGACATTAGCCCCCGGCTTGACAAGCCGAAGCGCGCGCTCAACAAATTCAAGGGCCGTTGCATAGGGCGGATTGGTCATAATGTCCACGTCCCCCATAGGTGCGCCGTCAAACTCCCACAAAAAATCTTGAAGGCAGGAATCAGGGCATCCCCGGTCAACAATATCGGTTGCGTACACTTCGTGCCCTCGTTCACGCAGGACGTTGACGATATGACCAGCTCCACAGGCCGGTTCCCATACCCGCTGACGGAGGGGCGCGCCGGCATTGAGTAAATCCCTCACCATGTCCGGATGCGTGGCGTAGTAGTCTTCCCGTTGCCGATCTTCGGAAGTGTGGTTAGATGCGCCCAGCAAGGCTCCTAATGTCCTTTTGTTGCCTGTCCAATCTTTCATTTCTCTTTATCTCCATCCTTCTTTCTCTTCCGCCCGCAACAACTTATTAACGGCTCCTGACGGAGTGGAACTGTAGTGTCTTTGCTCTGTCCAATTCCAAGGCCGCCTGATTGCGCTCCATTCGTGGATTCCTTCCTGCGTAACGTAGATATTGGTTCCCTTGGCCCTCATTTCGTCGTGGCTCCGGGAATAGACGAATTCATAGTTCATGTTCATGCCGGCAATTCACCATTGGTTACTCTGTCCCTTACTTCCATCTTGGAAATCCCCATGGAGATCATCACTTTCTCCATATCGACTTTCTGAACCGCCTTCTTCCTGCCACCGGGTTTGCCGATCAGCTTCTGGCCTCGTTCATTTTCATCTTCCCAGTCCTCGTCTTCCACATCTTCTCCATTCTCCTTCTTGGGATATAAATCATGAACCAGAATAAAAGCGGAAGCGAACTTCGCGCGGAACCGGGCCTGTTCGGCTTTAATTCGCTTGCGCTTCAAAATGCAAAATCTCGCACCGTATTCGCCAATCGTCTCCGCGTCAGACCAATACTTTAAATTTTCCTTATACTTGTCATTTCCCTTCCTGAACTCCTTTCGGAAGTGGGGCAACAGCATATCATACATAATCATGGCCCTGACGTAATCCTTCCGGGAAACTTTTAGATACACCGTCTTGAAATAAGGTTTATACTCGAAAGAGCCGTAGGAACCCCGGCACACCGCCGCAATCTGGGCGACCAGCTTCATTTCCATCTGGTTTTTATACTGCATCTTAAACTCGCCTATAATTTCATCATTGAAATCATCCTCGCCGAAACCGTGTGCCCGGCAAATGCGTTCAAATGCCACTCTTGCGGATTCCTTTTCTCCGTCTATTCCCTCCTGAACGAGGGCGTAAATCTTTCTGGCTTTCTCAAAAGCCTTTTCCCGCTCAGTCATTGTCCTGTTTCTCCTTTCTTGGTTCCCAGTACTCCGGTGTTCCTTCGTAGAGTTCCGAACATTCTACGCAAGGTTCTTCCACTGCTGTCCTCGAAAAGTATTTACAGTTTTCACAGTTCCTTTTGTATATGTTCACCCACGCCCGGCACGCGGCACGCTTCTGCCATGCGTCACGGATGGCATCTTCAACGCCGTACATTATCCGAGGTTCTCCGTGGTAATCGCCGCATTCCTTGAAGCCTTCCGTGAAGCGCATGAGGCTTTTTCGCTCTTTCAGGATTCCAAGGGCTTCTCCGTACTTCAAAATATCTTTCTGTTCAGGCGTCAGTTTCATTTTTTTCATAGGGTAAATTCTTTCCCGTACAACGCTTTATACATATTGTCCCTTTTCTTCCGGGCGGTACGAATATCACATGTTTTCAAATTGATGTTTAGCGATATGATATGTTTACGGTCTGTGATCAAGATGTTGAACACGTAACCGTTTTCATTGAGCCGCAGGCAATAATCTTCATCACCCGGATCATGAATTTCTCCAATAAGCGTATATAATTTTTTCATTTTATTATTCGTCCCCTCCTTTCTGATCGAGTTCCCAATATTTATAAGTCTCATTCTTAAAATCTACGCATTCGAAACAAGGAGACTTATCGACAGGACTGGTACAGTATTTACAATTATCACAACTTTTGCTGATCTGCTCAATCTCCCACGGCCACAGCTCCACATCGTCATGATGTACGGGTTCAGGCGGCCCGGAAGCCGTTTCCAGATAAAGGATCCCCCGGTCTGCGTTCTTTCCGATGATCTTTTTAGGATGCCGGTCTTCGTAGAGTTTCACCTTATCCCCCGGCCAGACCCGCATGAAGGGGGGGAACAGAGAAACAAGCCTATCCATATCTTCAATACATGCCTTCTTGGTTTTCCAAAAATGGGAACTCTGGAAGAAACAATTGTAGCAACCAGGAACCCAGGCGGTTGTTATTCCCTGAACATCATATCCTCGTATGGCTTTCAACGGTGCGCCGCAAATAGGGCATTTAGGCGTTTTCATTTAATATCTCCGTTAATTGTTAAAACCTTGAACTTAATCACCCATACCCACGGATTCATTTTAGCTGATCCGGTTCCTTTAATTTTATCCCACAGGGAAAAGAAAGACATCCGGGCAAAAGCCAATCCATTGGATTTCCCTGAATAATCCTTCCATAAGTGGGCATCAGTCATTTCGTCGTGCCAGACGCTTTCAATGCCCTCCATTTGGGCATCCTGCGGAGTAATGTCTAACAGCCGCTCAATTCTTACTTCCGTCACTTCCAGTAAAATCCGGGCGGCCCGACGCGGCATGTGACCGTTTTCTTTAACCCACAGTCGATCACCCGGCTTCCCATAAGGGCATTTTACCCACGGATCAAATATATCCGGGAATTCCCCGTCTTCGTCGTTGGAGATAGCTAGCCACCAGCCGGGACTTTCTTCTATGAATTCCTGAATTTCCCAGCCTCTTTCTTTCAGATATGGAGGGAAATCATTAAACCGGTGCAGGCCGTGCGTGCGGCGCGTCTGGTTCTTGTACTGGCCGGGCATGCTGTATTCCTGCAATAGCGCGCGGATCATGTCCCCGCTGAACAGGATGGGCCGTTCTTTTACATTGTTATTCATGGTCTTGGTTCTTGGTTGTTTCGGAATCTTCCAAAATTCGGTAAATCCTCCGCAAGCTGTACAACGGACGGCCCACCTTCTGGTGCGGTTGCTTCATGGATCGCTTAATCTCTGGATGTTGCTGAGCCGTCCGGTGAAGCCATGAATCACTACGCCCCAGCACCGCACGGGCCACCTTCGCACTCACCCAATCCTGCCCACTCTCCACCTTCACCTGTATTCCCGCAGCCTGATCCTGACCTCCACCCGTTGCAGCCAACCGTTCCACTACTTTTGCGGCCAGCAAATCCAGCACGGCATCCGCAAACAAAATCTTGTTAAAATCATCAGCCGCAGACATAAACACCTCCAATCAACACAAAACACGCCACTACCCCAATCCCCCACAACCACCCTCTCACCCGGCAGCACCTCCCCGGTGTACCATACGCCCGCATGCAAGGCCTGCCACCCCAAGGCAAATCACCCATCCTCACCGGGAGCACCCTTCCTGCGGAGGGAACCAAAGGACACCATGCCCTCTCATCCCTCCGCAGGCTGGGCTTGATGCTCTCCTCATCATGCGCCAGAAAATGGCCTCCCGGACAGGGATTCCCCCCATGCCAGCCATCATCTTCAATTACACCCATATCATTCAGTTGTTGGTTGTTGTTCTTGGCCTCCACCTTGGAGCCGGGAGATAAAATCTTTTCAATAAAGAGGACTGTGACTGTAATCCCACCCCAGCAACATCAACTCCTCTAACATCGCCTGTTCTAACTCCTCCAATCCTTCAACCTCCTCCATCAAATCCATCATGCCACAGTCCCTGCTTTCAGCTTCTTCCTGCTTGCGGATGCTTCTTTCACATCGGCTCCTTGTGTGGCAGCTTCCGCCACCATCAACTCAAACGCCTTTTTAGGAGTAATTTTTAATTGCTCACTCAGCTCCATCACCCGCGCCATTGCTCGCGGACTCAGGCCCAACCAATCTATTTCCGGTCGCTCTGTCTTTCGCATGTCGCCTAAATACGAAAAAATACCGTGTTCGTCAACAGCAAAACACGATTTTTTTTCGTACACCAGAAATAAAATCATCTTGCCAATACGCAAAAAGACCGTATTGTTAGCCCATGACGCCTAGCAAAGAACAAATAAAATCTTGGCTCAAAACAATAGGAAAAGACCGAGAATGGCTCGCTAAACAGTGTGGGGCCAAATCTAAGAGAACTGTAGAAAAATGGTTTGAAACTAAAGGTATTGTCCCTGCTAAGGCCATTTTGAAAATTAATGAATTGATGCTTCAAACACAGTATCAATCTTCTATACAACCTTCTAATTTGCCGAATCAGGACAATCGCGGAAAAATGGAATTGCGATTAGACTATGACACTCAAAGACGGGTGGAAAAAGAAGCTCTACGCCTCCGCATGGAACTCTCCGCTTACTGTACAATGGCAGTTGAATGGTGTAGTGAACAAGAAGATATAGGAGAACGCCTTGCTGCCCGACTGGCCTCTCAACAACAAGGCACGGAAAAACAGGAGACAGCCAAACAAGGCCTCCCCTCCCATACGGAATCTTCCGATCCCGCCACCCGGAAACGCACAACCGAAGAAACTCTCGGCATACTGCGCATCGGAACTAATCCGGGCGCAAAGAGAAAATCAGGCTCTGCGTAACATCATCGGTTATTACTTCTCTAATTGTGATTTTGACTTGGATATTTGGGAAAAAATGTCCCCGCTGAACTAAGCCACTCCTTGCCACAACTACACCTCATCTTCAAGAAATATTTGTTAGAATTTGCATTTTTCTAACAAATGCAAAAAACAATGATGAGACTTTAGGCGAAACAAAACATGCGCTCAAACTCCTTCCATGTTCTCTTTTCTTACTAAAAAACTCGACAAACAACTGTAAATCAACAAAACTGCATCATGTCCACGCCTGTACACACATTAACTACGAACCACCAAGACTGCCTTCTTCCCATGGACGGATTTATCGCCGTCATATCCCCGGATGTGCCGTGGGTAACAGGAGACACAGATAAACCCATATACCACCTCAGGGAATCAGCCATTGTGCTCACATGGACTACTCGCCAAGGCAGGAAAGTAACTACATGGGTCAGAGACTCCCTCAACAACGTATGGATCGTCCTTGACAATGAAAAATAATCAATAGAAGTAGATAAAAATCTATTATTCATCTGCGTTCTTCTACCATGAACACAACCAAAATTTTTTTTCTTAGTCTCATATGTTCCCTTTCATCTTTTGGACAAGCAATTACCTTAAAATTTTCAGATCGCTACATCTTAGCATATCCAGATCTTAACGTCCCCCAATATACAGTTCGACTATCATCTGGAGCCAACACAGGCAAACTCGGCTTTATTAAAATTACTATCCCTCCTGTTGAGAAAGAAAAAGAACTAATATCTTTACAACTTATTAAAATTACAGATGCCGAACAAATAGCCGAAAACTTAAACAAATGTATTAAATGGAATCTTATTGCAAAAGGAAATAACATCACGGCAAAAAAAGAAATCAATACTTATTCAGTAACAACAGAAGATGGGAAAAAAGCGACTACAACCATTTCTTTTTACTCAAAAAATGGCGGGCAAAATTGCTATGCCATCATTACTTTAGAAAAATCAACCAGCAAAAATCCTCTTAACCTATATATTCCCATTAAAGAAGTGCCGGAGTTAATATCTATCATCAAAGAAATACCCGTTCTTGAAGCTGCCGCAAAAGAAGAAGCCAAAAAAGCTGACGAATTATTGAAATAAACTCACAACTCCGGCAACTTCTCCAACGCCTTCTCCGTCGCCTCCGCGCCAAACTTAATATACCCGGCATGCACAGCGGCGGATGAATGACCCACAATCTCCTGCACCATCGCCGGCACTACCCCGGCATCATGCAACATCGTCGCAACTGTATAACGCAAAGAGTGGAAAGACAGCTCATTCTTCACCCTTCTCTTTCCGTCTCTGGCCGGAGTTAATTTCCTGTACCTTTTCCCGGCCAACCGTGGATCACGGTCAATCAAACCGGCATCAAACAACATCCCGGAAAACTCCGCAGACAACCTGCCGCTCCCTGACCGCTCATACATCTCGGCACGGAACGGATGCACAAACACGGCATCCTCTCCACAGACAGTTTGCCGCTCGCGCAACACTCCGGCCAAAGCCGGAACCATCGGCACCACCATCTCCCGGCCCGTCTTCTGAGTCACCAATTTCACCACTCCCTTATCCCAATCCACAGCATCCCACCTCAGCATCGCCACATCCCCCAGCCTCTGACCGCCAAGATAAAGAGAACACAACACCATACTCCTCCACTCATCATCACACCGCTCCAACACTCTCCGCAACTCTTCCAGCGTAAAACCGCGCCGGGCAGTTCTTCCGGTTTCCGTCTTTTTATCCCTCGGCAACTCCACTCCCATTCCGGGATTCCTCTCAATTACCCCCAACTTAACAGCAGCATTAAAAACAGCGCAAACCATCCCAAACTCCTTCTTCACCGTCTTGACGGCAAACATTCCGGCCAGTTCCAACATAAAATCATTCATCATGCGGGGAGTAATACGCTCTATTGACCAATCAACCCTATCTTCCAAAAATGCATAAAACCTGTTTGTGGCATTCCGATAATTCCGGACAGTCGCAACAGACTTCCCCCTTCTGCCCAACCCGGCAATAAAATCGCCAAACCAAGCACGCACAGTAGGAGCAGAAACCTCCTCACCTGTCACCTCTACAGCCAGCTCCCCAATCACCTTTCGTATATGGAAAACAGTCCATCCCTTCTTTGCGGCGGACTCCCACGCATCAGCCACCTTTTGAGCCAGCTTCCGCGCATCCGTCGCGGACATTCCCGCCTCCTTTAGAGCCTCCACCTTCTCTGGCTCCAT